GTGAGGAGGTCGACACTAAAAGAACTTTCAGCTTCGGGTCGGTGGGGTTGTCCGTTCATGGCTTCGTGCCGGCGAGCGAGGCGCGCTTGTTCTTTTCGGACTCTGTAGGCCTGTCCGCGTTGGCTGTTGCACCGGGGGCATGAGGTGACGAGGTTGTCCAGCTGGTCGGAGCCGCCGGCGTCGACTTCGAGGAGGTGGTCTGCGTGGAAGTTCTTCTGCCATGGCGCGCCGCACCAGTGGCATGGCTGACACATGGACATGAGGACTTCGCGGTTGCGTCTGAACTCTTGGCTGTAGGACATGTTGGACCCTTTCGTGGGCACTCCCGCGCCCTTCGGGCTTGGGCTCCCGCCCTCGACCTTCGGTCTCGGTTGGGCTCGTTGCTTACTGAGAGTATGGCTCGACTTCCCCCCACACTTCGAGGTCTTGCACCTCCCGCTGTCGTTCTCCTTGTCAGGGACCTCCACGGTTTGCCATTTGTGTCGTTTGGAAACGCCGCTCCCGCCTTCCCAGTCGACGCAGGGCATGGCGGGTCTACCCACGTTCCCGTGTGTTCTACGAGCAGAGTGCGAATCCCTACGTCGGCCTGCGTGTCTCGGTTGTAACGGGGGGGTGTGGGGGAGCCGGCGAAGAAGGACGCGAAGAAGCCGACCCCCCCACGAACTAATCCGGGGTTTTCATGGCCTCGAGAATCGTCTGCCATTCATGGCGTGTGCATGTCAGGCGTCTAGCGATGGTCTCGAGGTCTCGAGGCTTCCAGACGTAGAACTCAGAGCCCGACTTGATGAGCGCCTCACCCCATGAGACCTGCTCGTCGGACATGACGCCGCGCTCAATCTTGAGCTCCGCGAAGATGGTGCCGCGCCCGTAAGGGCAGACGAGGACAAGGTCGGGGAAGCCCTTGCCGCTCGACCGCCAGACGCCGGGGCGGACTTGGAACGGGACAGTGTGGAACGTGAGCCACTGGGCGGCCTTGGCGAGCTGGACGACTTGGTCCATGAACAGCCTCTCGCTCGCATCATTCATCGGTGGCATCTGGGACCCTCGCTCGGACTTCGTCGCGGCTGAATGTAGCACCACAGTGGTGCGTGTAGTCGACCTTTACAGCCCACGCGTTCGGTGCCCACACGCCGCCCATGAGGTGCTCGGGATGGACGACCTCAGTGAGCTCGTCGGCGGTGACGACGTAGACGGAGCACTTCGGGCACCACTGGGACGGGCTGTTGGACCGTGCCCAGCTCATGCTCGGCCCGGAATGACGTCAGCCAGCTGCTCGAGGCGCTGGGCGTCGTCGAGGTACTCGCGACGGAGCCAGTCGCTCTGGACCATCTTGGCGAGGCTGCGCCGGCTCTCAGCATGGGCGCGCAGGGCCTCATCGAGGAGCACCCGCTGGCGCAGGGTCAAATCCTCGAGGTTCACTTGTCCCCCATTAGGGCGTCGTAGGCCCGCACAGCGTCTCTGGACGCATCTGACAGGGCCTCGGCGTGGACCATGGCGTAGCACCCGAGGTAGCCGATGGCATCGATGAGGCTGTCCTCGTGGTAGCGGGCGCGCTGGCTGTTGATGGAGAGCCGGGCAAGCTTCACGCAGACCATGAAGAGCACGGCCTCCCGGGTTGAGAGGTTGTGCCCCGTGAGAGCGTTAAACAGGCTCGAGACGCGGCGGTAGTCGTCAGCCGGGTGCCCGTAGTCGGCTTGCCGGTCGCCATTGATGAGCTCGTAGGCCTCGAGGAGCGTCTCGGAGCCGGGTGTACTAGTCATGACCCACCCCGAGTCAGAATCATAACGACCGTCATTCCTGCGGCGAACCAAGCCAAATCAGCGCCAGTAAGAGGTTGCTTCAGCCATTCCTTCAGCCATTTTGTCATTCGTCTTCTCCTTCGTCTGTGAGGTAGGCCACGACCATGCCGGCGAGGTTCTCTTCGGCCTTCTCGATGGAGCGCTGGCGCTGGTGCAGGGATACGGCCCAGCCGCACTGGAGTCCGAAGATGACGGACAGGATGAGCTCGAACATTAGAAGGGCTCCTCTTGTGCGTCGCGGAACTGGTGCTGGACGGTGGCGCCGTCTTGGGCTTGCTGTTCGCCCATGAGCTTGTCGATGGCGGCGGACGCTTCGCGCTTGGTGAAGCTCTCGTACCCGATGGGCGGGGTTTTGCCGAGGCTCTTAGACATGGCGCGAATCTTGCCGAGCTGTGCCGGTGAGGCGGCGTCGCCCGACGTGGTCGCCGGCCTCGGGCCTCCGTTGCTGGGGTGCTGGACCTTGCTCATCTCTTCCCTTGAGGGCCGCTTCTGCCAGTCGGGGTTCGGGGAGTAGTTCTCGCACATGCGACCGACGGCGCTGGTCTCGCAGTTCTCGACGTGGCTGGTGCGGTTCACGTTGCCCTGTCCGCGCACCTCCTCGGCGTGGCCTGTGGCGACCAGAGCGTCGCCGAGCCACAGCTCTGCACGGAACACACAAGTGTCCGCCCCCGGGGTCGAGAGCATGACCGTGACGATGCGCGGGTCCTTGTTGTCGGCGCGGAGGTTCTCAAGGAGCCTCCCCAGACGTACTGCTACGGGCTCGTAGTTCTCGAGGCTCATGCTTCCCTCCTATAGGTTGAGTCGTGGATGATGCTGTCCATGACGGCGTTCAGTTGCTCCTGATGGCGTTGCATGGAGTCGAGGTAGTGGCCTTTCGGGGCGTAGGGCAGGACCCGCTCGAGGGTGTCCGCCATGTTCTCGAGGAGCTGTCCAAGCGCGGCGAGCTGGGTCTTCATTCGGGTGAGCTCTTCTCGAGCTGTCGATGCGGAGAGCCAGTCGTACTGCTTGCGCTCAACGAGCGCACCGATGGCGACGTTGATGGCGTCGCAGGCTCGCGGGTTTCCGCCCGTGAGAGAGAGGTCCGTGTGGAGCATGCGGAGCTGATTGAGTGCGGCGTTCGTGCTCATCATGCTGCGACCTCCTGAAGTCGGCGGCGGATGCGAGCCAGCCGGCCCTTCTGTTCGCCGATGCCGCGCGAGCCTTCGAAGTAGTTCGCGTAGTCGGCGCCGACCATCTCGGCGGCTTCAATGAGGAGCTCCGCGTAAGCCTTGGGGAGGAGCATGTCGACGAAGTGAACGTTGAAGAGCACCAGCTGAGCGGCGACTTCGCGGGCGCTGATGCTCCCGGTGTCGCCCATCTTCACGTCGTAGGGGTCGAGCACGTCGTCCAGCTCGACGAGGCCGTGCTTGGCGCTGAGGATGAGCACTCGGTTGCCGATGAGCTCAGCGGTGCGGAGCGCGTCCTTGAACATGGAGCCTGTGTAGAGCTCTCGAGCGGGTGCCAAGTTGTCGAGCTTGGCACCTCCGCATGGGATGACTGTGGCCTTCATTCTTCTGTCCTTTCTTCGGGCTTCCTTCTGCCCGCCTTCACCATAGCACGGAGGCGGGTGGAGGATGGTGGAGGGCCAGCGGAAAGGAACACCGACCCCCCACCGGGAGCCAGCCTAAACGAAGCTCAGCGGGGCCAGTACTGAAACTTTTCTCACCATGGCCTTGGGGATGAACAGCACCGAGTCGACCGAGCCGTCCGGGGTGATGGACTGGGCGACCGTGAGGTGCTCGGGCTTGCCCGGGGCCACGAGGTATCCGATGGTCTCGTTCAGCCATTCGTCGCCGTCGTCAGCCAGCTCCTCAGGGTCGCACCACGAGCTGTGGGAGTTCGTGTGCGCGTCTGCCCAGATGACTCGGACGAGTATCACTTGTCCCCCAGCATGAGCGCTATGAGGAGACACACGAGGATGCTCCCGCCGTAGACCCAGTTCGCTGCACCCATCAGAGGACCGCCATGTCGCCCCAAGAGCCATTCCCGACGCACAGCGTCACGAGGCCCGGGGGGCAGTCCTGCCCGGTCTTCTGCACCCACCACGCGGACCCGCCGTCGAGGCTTGGCATCTGTATCCACGTCTTCGCACCGGTCTGCTCAATGCGGAGGTGATGGAGGTGCCCGGTCAGAAGGAGCTTCACGAATGGGTCGCCGACGGGCTGGCACCCATGCGCTTGGTCGGCCCACCACTTGTGAGCCTGACCCGCCCGGTACTGGTGACCGTGCGCCAGAGCGACGCCCGTGCCGGCGACGTCGAGGGCGAGGGTGAGCTCGTCCTGCTTCGGGAAGACGAAGGAGACGTGCCCGTAGCCTTCGGGCGCCATCTCGAGGGCATCTGCGACAGCTGACGCGGCGTCCAGAGCCCATGAATCGTCTGCGCGGGTCGAGACCTTGCGGACGGCCTCGTCGTGATTGCCCGGGATGACTGGGACGACGACCCTGCCGGCGAGCGGGGCGAAGGTCTTGACAGCGTGGAGGATGAGCCGGCGGTAGACGCGGACCATCTCCGTGAGGGTGAGGTCGGTGCGCCAGACGAGACGTCCGCCTTGTGACTCGAAGCCCTCGATGCAGTCGCCAAGGTAGGCGAGGTAGATGCTGTCAATCTGTCGGCCCGCCTTGCGGAGCTCCTTGAGTCGGGCGACAGCGGCGTCGGTCTTCTCGAGAATGCGGCGGACGGTGCCCTCGGTGCCCTCGCCGTCAATCTTGCCTATCTGAAGGTCGGCGTAGCACACGACGTAGGCGAGGCCGCCCGTGGTCGTGGCTGGGGTCTTCGCCGGCTTCCACTTGGCGACAACGTCGAGAAGCTCGTCGAGGTTCAGGCCTTCGCGGCGGCGACGAATCTGGGCCCGGTAGTAGAACATCCGCTGGATGCCCTCCTTCGTCTGGGCGTCCCATGCGCGAAGCTGGACAGGCTCAATCACCTCCACTTCGTTCGGGTCGAGGTTCCAGACGCGGAGAATGTCAGCCCATGCAGCTGGCGGTCCGCTCATCGGCCCCGTGGTCAGGGTGCCATTGGTGCCGTCCCATGCGATGCCGGGCTCCCAGCCCTGCGGAGGCCTGCTTGAGGCGCTCCGGAGCCCTTCGGCTTCAGCCCCGGTGCGCTTCAGGTCCTCGAGGCGCTGGCGGTCCTCATAGGCGCGCACAGCGGCACTCTCCCTTACGGTGGCGCCCGATGGCGGACACGGAGATGAAGTGTCCCTGCTCGGCGAGCACCTTGGAGATGACCGACGTGCGGATGCGTGGGTTCGCCATCGCGTCGCGGAGGTCGTCAGCGTCGGGCTTCTGAAGGTCCTCGAGGAGCACCTCCAAGCCGCAGCGCGGTCCCTGTGGATTCACGGCGTTCGCCGCTCGAATCTCGTCCATTAGTCCCATTTCAGCCTCCTTTCAGGCTGTGGGGATTATTCCACAGCTCTGTTGGATTCGGGCGGATTTGAGGCTATCCGGCCTGAAGGTTGCAGAAGACCCAGTGCCAGCGCTCTGCGGAGGGCGAAGAGAGCGGGACCTCCATGTAGAAGCCGTACTTGGGCCCGTTGGCACAGAGCCACTGGAAGGTCTTCGTCGGGACCTCGAGGTCCTGCGCGAGGCCCCAGCCATGATTCGAGCCGGGTGAGCAGCTGCTCGCCGGCGCCGCTGATGGCGATTTGCCTCGCTTGAGCCAGTAGGTCTTCCCTTCCCAGCACCGGGTTACCTTCGGCACCCGAAGCGTCGGGACTCGGCTGTAGCGGTCGAGGAACATGGCTTTCTGTGTCTCATAGGAGCGGTACCCAGCCGAGACCGACTTGAGGACGATGCCGTCCTTCTTGGCTTCGTCGTACATGACGTTGAACCACCACGCTGCGGGCCCGTAGAGGCGCCCTCCGGCGTGGATGGGCTTGAGGAGGGAGGCGGGGAGCTTGCCGTTGCCGTACAGCTTGAGCGTGGCGTCGAGCTGTGGGCGCTTGACCGGCTCAGCCATCGACTTCGGGCCCGAAGATGGGCTCGACGGTCTCGCCTCGGCGCGCGGCGATGCCGTTGCCCACGGCGTAGCCCACGAACGCGGTGACGACCGGGAGGCCCGCCTCGGACGTCACCCGACCGAGACCGATGAGCACGGTGACGGCGACGATGCCGACGAGGATGATGAGAGCCTTGGGGGGGTTCTGGACGGTCATGGTGGTCTCCTTAGAGGTTGTATCCGTAGACGGTGACGGTCACGCCCGCGTTGAACGTGCCGGCCGAGAGGGTGAGGGTGAACGAAGTGACGGCGGTCGTCGAGGCGTTGTATCCGCCGCCGGAGTACACGGTGCCAGTCGTCGCGGGGCCCACCCACTGGGAGGTGTACCAGCGGGGCTCGCCGGTGACGAGGTGCACGTCGAGCATGCCCGAGGTGGTTGTCGTGGTGCCCTGTCCGAAGCTCGACCACGTCGAGGCGTTGGCGGATGCGGCAGTCGCCGGGGCGGCGCCTGCGAACGTGCCGAAGACGGAGGCCGAATAGTAGCCGGTGGTGATGCCGCCGAGCTGCATGAGCATGTTGGCGGTGGCGCTTGTTGAGCCGCCCTTGATGATGATGCGGTAGGAGTCGTAGGAGGAGTTGAACGCGTCGGTGCAGACGAGCGACGCACTACCAGCCGTCGAGTTGAAGGTCTTGACCTTCCAGAGGCCGACCTTGTTCATGTCGTCTGCGCTGAGGATTTCTCCTACGGTAAATACTGGTGCGGGCATTAGTAACCGAGCCTGTTCTCGTCGAGTGCTCCGAGGCTGGGAAGCCCCTCGGCACTGTGGTCGTCGTCCAATGTTAGGTACGAATAATAGGACTTGGGGACGAGGTAGAAGGTCCAAGTCCCGTCTGATTGGTCGGCGTCGAGCTGCCAGCCGATGACCATGGCGTCCAGCTCTGAGCCTCTGAACTCGACGCGGGCGTAGTTCCCGACCATGGATTGCAGCGGGGCGAGGACTCCGCCGTCCTGCTGGGAGTCGCGGGCCACGACGCTGGTGATGCGCTGGGCCGGGTCGCTGACGTTGGAGTAGACGATGCGGGCCATCTCGAGAGCGTCGGCGTTGATGTTCGAGAGGCTTGCGAGATTGAGCGTCTGGAGGCTTTGCCCGGCGATAACGGTGGGCTCCGTGGCGGTCGAACCGTCCTGTCCCTCGACGACGACCGTGCTGTAGCGCTCCATGGACAGCGCCGAGATGCTCAGGGTGTCGTAAAGAAAGTCTTCTGGGGCCGTGGGCGCGTCGCTGAACCTGAAATAGGGGACTCCCTGCTCGATGAAGCTCATGAACTGCGGGCCTTCGATTTCTACGGGCACGAGGTGGAACGTGCAGTAGAAGTTTTGGAGCCAGTCGCCGAAGACCTGCTTGGAGGGTGTCGTGTGTTGCTTGCGTAGGAGCACGTTGGCGGGCACGTTGAAGGAGAGAAGTCCGTCGCTTTCCAAAGAGATTTCGCCAAGAATGTCGTCGACGGTCTTGTCGCCGGTAAGCACGTTGATGTTGTAGGTGGAGAACTGACCGAACCAGCCAATGCACGAGACCCTAATGGTGTCGCCTTCGCCGGTGGTGCCGTTCCATGGCTTCCCGTAGTCGACAGAGGTCTCGCTGATGAATCCCGACCAGATGTAGCTGCCGTCGAACGGGCCGGTGTAGTTGTAGTAGAGGAAGACCTGTTCGCCGACGGTCAGGAGCGGATTGGGGGTGCTGTAGCCCTCGGGATAGCGAGCGTTGAACGTGAGAGTGCTTGTCTGGATGGGCTCGAGGTAGTAGGTCTGCCCGACGCGGTGCTGGAGGTTCTGCACGTTCTCGATGGGGACGTACTGATTGATGCTCGAGTCGTAGACGGCGACCGTGTAGGGCGAAGCCATTAGCGCACCAGCACTCCACCGTTACGGCGGGCGTAGTTTCGGATGGCGTTGATGATGGCCTGCGGGTCGCCGTTGTTCACGTTGACCGTGATTCCCATGCGTCGAGCTGCGGCGCCGGGTGTCAGTCCGCCGGCGATGAGGCGCTGGAAGGTCGAGAGAAGGGCGGTCTCCCGGTTGGGGCTCACGACTTGGTACTGACCGAGGCTCGAGTTGGCCCTGCGGGCCGCGTCGACCCGGGCCTGTTCGGTCATGGTCTGGAAGTTCGCCATGCGGGGGATGCCCCCGAAGCCGGGCACGTCGCGGATGAAGTTGTTGATGGCGGCGACCTTGTCCCAGAGGGTTGCGACGAAGCGCCCGATGCCGGTGTTCTGGAAGCTCGGCATCGAGAGCTGTTCCTTGAATACGCGGATGGCGCCGGCGAGGCCGCCCTCGTCGAAGGCGTCGGCGATTTTGAGGGCGAACTCGGAAAGCTTCTCGAGGGCGGGGAGGACCTTGTAGCCAATCTCTTCCCAGAGCTCTCCGAGGCGGACCCGGACTCCGTCCATCTTGCCCTCGAACGTGTTCGCGGCGTCGGCGGCGCCGCCCTTGAAGCGTTGCTCCATGGTGCCAACGAGGTCGTCGAGCTTCTTGCCCTTGAGTTCGGCTTTTGAGAAGCCGATGCCGAGCTTGAAGAGGCTGGTCGTGGAGCCATCGGCGGCCTTGCCGAGCGCCTCAGTGACCGTGGACAGGTCCTTGCCGGTCCTTCCCGAAATGTCGAGCGCAAGCTGGAGGAGGCGCTGGGCCTTGCCCACGTTCTTGGTGCCACGGACGAGCCGGGCGAACGCGGGGCGGAGCTCGTCGTCGGCGACGCCGGTCGCGAACATGAGGCGGTCAATGAACTGGTCCAGCTCCTTGTTCTGCTCGGCGGTCGCCCCGGCAAAGGCCACAGTCGTTTTGTGGAGCTGCTCCATCGACTTGCGGTCCTCGTCGGCGGCTTGAGCGGCTCGGAAGAGCGCGACGCCCGCGCCCACAGCTGCCACGCCGAGCCCTGCGAAGGCCTTCATGGCGGGCATGAATGACTTCTTGAGAAGGAAGCCGGCCTTGGCGCCGGCGCCCTCGAGGCTCTTGAACTCCTTCATGGCCTTCTTGATGCCACGCCCGTCCCACGACGAGACGATTGGGAAGTAGACAGCCATCAGCGGACCAGCTTTCTGTTGGCCCACTGGGCGACGTCTTCACAGGCGGCGACAATGCGCTCCTCGCCGAGGCGCTTGAGTTCCTCACGGTGGCGCCAGCCTGCGCGCTGGGCGGGACCAAACGCAGTCGACAGGGCGCTTAGGAAGGCCTTGGACTGGGCGGGGACGCGTCGCCGGCCTAGACGGTCGGGGCCGTAGGGCTTGCCCGAGTTGCCTCGGTTCATGCCAGCCAAGGCGAAGAGGGCGCCTCCGGGGTTCATCTCGACGAGGGTGACGAGCGGGCGGTTGCCGCTCTTGTCGCGGCGTCCGCCAACCTTGATGCCGATGGAGCGCTTGATGCGGACGAAGTCGTACCCAAGGCGGCCCTTCTGGGACCAGCCACGCATCTGCATCTTCACTTCAGCGGTCGGAGGGTGGGCCTTCGCGACAACGTCCACCATCTCGGCGCCGGCGCTCTTAATGTGATGCACGGCGCGCCAGTACACCTTCTCCTCCGACTGGCGGAGAATCTGGAGGGCTTCGCGAACGCCGTAGACCTCACCCGAAACGAGCGGATTCATGTCAGTCCTGCCACATGTCCACGAGCGTCACGACCGTGCGCCAGTCGAACTCGACCTCTGCGGGCCAGTACCCCGTACGCTCCAGCACGACGCACAGGGCATGATTCACTGACCCGCGTGGATAGGGCGGTCGTCGTCCGTGTCGACAATGTCGACCATCGCGGTGCGCTGAACGAAGTCGTCGAAGACCATCGGAACGGGAACTCCCGAAGCCTTGGCGGCCTCGAAGGCCATGAAGGCGAGGTGCTCGAGACCGATGCCGTTCGCGAAGTCGGACGCGCGCACCTTGAACTTGCGCTCTGTCGCGATGATGGTGAACAGGTTGGTCGTGACACGGTAGGGGTCTCCGTCGACTGGGGTGACTTCGAGGGTGAGCTTCATGGGTTGGGTTCCTTTCTAGGGACTGTTAGGTCAGACGACGTCGCGCGACCAAGTGCCGCCGGTGTACGTTGCAGTGACGGTCGCGAGCTCGCCGAGCGAAGAGTTCACCGGGGTGAAGTTCTCGAGGTAGGCGCCCGTGATGGTGTACTCGGGGTTGCTGGCGGACTCGGTCGTGCCCGACGGGCTGATGACGAGCGTCGAGCTCTTGCCGACCATCGCGTGAAGGGCGTCCTCGACTTCCTGCGAACCGTAGGAGAGGTACATCTCGAGGGTCACTTCGACGGACTGAAGACCCGCGACGTACTTGCGCCCGGTGTCGCCCATCGCGGTCGCCTCGAGCGACTCGTTGCCGATGGTAAGCGTGACGTTCGTCGTCTGGTCGCTGAGGTCATAGGTCGTGGCGCCCTGCGTGATGTTCACAGTGGCGTTGGACAGGAATGTGGTGGTCGCCATGAGGTTCTCCTAGCGGTTGGTCCCGACGCGGACGTCGAGGTCGTATGTGGGAAGTTGGGAGCCGCCGTATTCGGCGGACGAAGGGCCGCCTCGGACGATGGCAATCGGGGAAGCCATGATGGTCTCCACGGTGTCGAGAATCCACTTGTTCGTCTGGGTGTTGCCCGGAGGCGCACCCAGCACACGAATCAGGACGGTCACGTCAGCCACGGCCTTCGCCGGCTGGGTGAACGTCGGGAGCTCGACGAAGACGGACTTGGGGCGCACAGCTGCCGGGTCGGCGGTCCACGTCACCCCTGCGGCGGTGAGGGCCGCGCCGACGAGGTTGATGGCGTCCTGAAGGAAGGAAGCCATGTCAGCCGACTCCGGGGCGCTTGCAGCCGAGAAGGGCGAGTATCTGCCCGAGGGACTGACCGGGGGCGACTGCGAAGCCCTGCTGGTCGAAGGAGGCAAAGCCGTCGACGGCGCCGCGCTGCTTGTAGAGCTGGGCCGCGTACATGATGGTCCCAAGCCTGACGTCGCTCGAGGGCGAGACGTTCGGGTGGTCCTTGTAGCGGGCCCGCGAGCGGTACTGCCAGCATCGGTCGTTCGCCGCGTCAGTGCACGTCGCGAGGAACGTGGCATCCGCTCCGGCTGTGGTGAAGCCGAGCCAGTTCTCGACGTCAGCGGTCGTAATCCATGTCACCTCGATGTGGACCTGAGCCCAGGTCTCCTGCGATGGGACGGTGAAGTTGCCATGCGTGTATTGGATGGTCTTGGCAGTGTGATTCACAGCCGTGACCTCCTCATTCATCGTGTTCCATGATGCGGTGTTGAAGCCGCCCACGTCGATGCGCGAGCCGATGAGGATGCCGTTCGTGTCCGAGAGGGTGAGCGTGAACAGCCCAGACGTCGCCGCCACGTTCGTGACGGTCTTGTCCAACGCGATGGGAAACGTCGGTGCGCTCACGGTCTCACCCCCTCGGATTCACTCACTGGTCAGGCTCAGGCCGGGGTGCCCTGCTTGACGAACTTGTCAGCATCAATCATGAGGGTGGCAAGGTAGCCACGGAACGCGATGGTTCTCGAGAGCGAGCCGTCGTTGGCCTCGGCGGAGATGACGCCCTTGTTCTGCTCGAAGATTTCGAAGCCGTCGGCGGCGCCGACTGCTGCGAAGTCCGTGAGGTGCGGGCACACGACGACCGAGAGGCCGAAGGCCTGCGCCGAGAGAGTGCCGGGGGCGACGTTGCCGAAGGCGTTCATCGGGCCGACCTGCGGGAACAGCGGGCGACCTGCGTCGTCCACGAGCGCGCCCATCGCCGCCCAGTAGTCGGGGCTGACGAAGAGGTGCGTCGGGAGGTAGGTCGACTCGTCGAGGATGGTCTTCGAGGCGTTCCAGACGAACGAGGCCCAGTCAGCCGGGACCGTCGGGTCCGCGATGGGCTCGACGGCGCTGATGCCGGCCTCGAGGTTCGTCTCGGCGACGGTCTCCGTCTGCTTGGCGTAGACACGCGCCATGTCGTCGAGGAGCACTGCGAGCACCTCGGGCGACGACCAGTCCATGGCCTCCTCGGAGAGCTTGACGTAGCCGCCGTAGACGCCCTTCGTCACCGGGTTGTCCGTCACGACAAACGTGCCCGAGTCGAGGGCGACGTTCTCGCCGTTCGACGCGCCGATGGTCGTGTGCGTGGTCACGCTGGGGCGGATGAAGACCTTTCCACCCTGAGGCATGGCGCGGGCACCGACCGCATCGATGACCGGACGGCGACCGATGAGGTTGTTGTAGACCGGGGCCACGATGGGGGTGGGAAGGATGCCGTCGAGGTCGCCGGTGACGACGTCGGGCGCTGCGGCCTTGATGCGCTGGCTGAACTCGTGCCACACAGCGCCGCCCTGAAGGAACTTCGACAGGTACTCAGCGGGGCTGGGGAGCGCGAAGTCCTTGCGGGCCGACGCGTAGATGGGGGCAGTCGGGATGACGGCGGGAGCCGCAGCCTCGACCACCTCGGGGGTGGGATTTTCGCTCATGGGTGATTCCTCCTCGGATTCGTTGGGAGCGGGTTCGTCTGCCACCGGGCTGGTGGCGGCGATTTCTGTGATGACTGCGCCGGCGAAGGCGGGCACTGCGACGAGCGACAGCTCGACGAGCTTGGCAGCCTCAACGACCATGACGTCGCCGTCATAGGACCACTTCTCTGGGATGGCCCCGACAGAGACGGAGTCGTAGGCGCCGGCCTTGACGAGTTCGATGGCGTCGGCGCTAGCAGCTGTGCGCGCGAACGTCGCCTCGAACTCGAGGCCGTCCTCGCCGTCGGAAATGGCGACGGTGCCACGGAGCTGGGTGAGGTCGTGATTCTCGACAAGCTTCGCCGGCTTCTGATTGAGGTCGAAGGCGCCGCGCTTGAAGGAGACGAGGGTGCCGTCCGAGACGGTCGCCGAGACCGGCGCCCATGGGACAGCGATGCCGGCGATGCGCGCAGGGCGCTTATCGTCGCCGGCTTCGGCGATGATGAGGTCGGGGTTGGCGTCGAACCTAAGCACTGGTGTCTCCTGATGGGTCGGGGCGGTCCATGCCGGGGCTCATGTCACTCGAGCCGACGTAGTGCTCCACGTCGAACTCGACCATCCGCCCACGGGGCAGGATGGTGTCGGACGAAAGGGTCTGCTCGATGACGTCGAGGTAGGGCTTGGCGCCGTAGAGGTAGAGCTGGAGGCGCGCGTCTTCAGCGTTCTGGTAGGTGAGCCCGCCGACGTCGATGCCGAGGAGCCACGGCGGAATGTTGGCTACGCGGGACAACTCGAGCGCCTGATACTGGCGCTGAGCGCCGAGAACCTCGAGCTGGTCTTGGCTGTACTCGTGGAACTCGACCATGTCGTTCAGGGCGAACATGACGTTCTGCTTACGCGCGGAGGCGAGGCTCGAGGCGAGCTCCGTGAGCTCCTCGCCGGACAGGGTCTCGCCGCCCCTCTGCTGAAGCCAGCCCGGGGTCTGCTCGAGGGTCGCCATCTTGTCGATGGCCTGCTGAAGGTAGAAAGCGGTGTTGATGGCCTTCTGCCCGGACCATGCGACGCCCATGATGGGGCTGATGAACTGGACCACGTTGAGCGGCTCAACTGCCATCCCGTTGAACTCGACCTCGGGGGACGGGCCGAACCACACGGGCCCGGCTTGGTCGGGCGTCGTGACGTTGGAGAAGGGCATCCAAGTAAACGATGCCGGGAATCCGTTGGAGTAGCGGGAGGTGACGTACCAGAAGGCCCGCCCGTACAGGTAGAGGTCGGTGAACGTGTTCACCATGATGAAGTTCCGGGTGACCTTCGGGTCGGGGCGCTCCATCCAAGGGTCGTTCGGGAGGTAGACCTCGTCGTACCCTTCGCCGTTCCAACGCTTCGTGTACTGCTTGAACGGGATGGCGCCGATGACGGACGCGATGAGGTCGTGCGCGCGCGAGATGGTCGGGACCGTGAGGGCGATGCGTTCGGCAGCTCCCGACTGGTAGGTCAGGTACGAGCCGACGCCGACCGACCCGGCGGCAGCCTTGACAGGAGCCGAGAGGCCCGAAGCGGCCTTGACCTTGCGACGAATGACAGCCATGTGATTCCGATGCTAACAATAGCAAGCACTAGTGGCAACGATTTCTAGCGGGTCCCGACTCCGATGGTGGGGCGGCCCTTGCCCATGGGTTTGGCTGCCAGAGCTGCCGCGAACAGGGCACAGCGCATGAGCTCGATGGGGCCAGGCGACCTCTTCGAGGAGACGGCGAGGCTGTGCTGTTGGCGGACTGCCACGGCCCGGTTGACGTGCGCCGCGAGGGCCTCCTCCCCGTCGTGGGCAATCATCTTCTCGAGGACGAGGGACTTGAAGAGGCTGGTCCACTTCAGGACCTCGCCGTAGCCGACCGTCTGCTTGCGCTTCTCGAGAGCCTTCGGGACGTGGGCCTCGAGGGTCGGGGTAATGGCGAACATCGCGAGCGGGTCCTCGCCGGCAAGGCGGTCAAGCTCGACCATGCACTCCCGCATCGTGGGGACGTTGAAGACGGTGCGGACGTGGACGACGCCGAGGTCGTCGGTGGCGGCTTGGACTGCGACGTAGCGGGTGGCGTCCATCGAGGAATCGACGGCGACCCATGACTTCGTCCCGGTGGGGAACGGGTCCTCTGACTGGCATGCCGCCCATTCACCGGGCTGGAGCATGGCTTGGTCGTCGGACACGAAGAGGTTCAGGGAGCCACGGAGGAAGGAGAGCCGGTCGGGGTGCTTGGAGTCCGCGAGGAGGTCGTCCAGCTCGAGGAGCTCTCCGAGCGCCGGGTTGGGCCAGCCCCACAGGGAGACGTCCATCGGGTCGGCGTCCTCGGGCATGGACCACTCCGCCATGTAGAACTTGTCGGGCTTGCCGGCGTCGATGGCCTTGAGGCCCTGCTCGCGGTAACGGAGCTGCGCGACGCTGGCCTCGGTGCCAGCCGTCGAGGTCATGAAGAACAGCGGGGACCCTCCCGAGGTTCTCTTGTTGCGGGCCTTCTGGGTCGGTTTGAAACCTTGGGCAAGGACCTCGTCGGTGATGTTCCAGATTTCATCCGCCCACACGAGGTCGATGCTGAGACCGTGGGGAGCCGACGGTGTCGCGGCCTTGATGAGGAGCTCGTTGCCCAGCTCGTCCTTGGCGGTGAGGCGACCGTAGGACCACTTGGGTTTGAAGCCGAAGTGCGTCTCGAGAATCGGGGCCAAGACCTCGAAGTGTCTCGACGCGAGCGACAGCTCGTCCGCCACGATGCAGACGACTTGAGGCTTCCCGCGTTCTCGGGCGTAGTCGGTCAGCCACCAGCCGGCGAGCGCAATCCCGAGAAAGGACTTGCCCTGCTGACGCGCGACGGAGACGTACCCGGTGCGGTTTGCCAGCACGACCCGGTCCTCATCCTCGAGCTCGAGGAGACCCTCCAAGGCGTGAACCTGCCAACTCAGGAGCGGTGAGCCGAGATGCCGCTCAGCCCAGCCGGCGACGTCCAATCCAAGCGTCATCCCGCCTCTTCTGGGCGTTTCCAGCCGGGGTTCTGTGCGGCCCCGAACCGGTTCGGAACTGGGTTTGAGTTGCTCGTTCTTGGGAGATACAGAGC